CATCATTTAGCAGATAGACTATCTTGTAGAGAACCATATTCTGAGTGGTTGTTAAAATGCACTGGTAAGAGGTATCGTTATGCTCAGAACAGTTAAACTTTACGGAGAACTTGCAGAGTTTGTCGGACATAAAGAATTAGATGCAGTAATAAATTCTACTGCGGATGCAATAAAGTTTTTAATTAGTAATTTTCCTAAATTAGAAGCACACATGGCAGATCGTTATTATCAAGTTTTAGTTGATGATTATGACATTGGAGAAGATGATATTCATAATCCTATAGGTCAATCTGACATAAGTATTGTTCCTGTTATTACTGGTGCGGGTGGTAATACAGGTAGGTTTTTACTTGGTGCTGCACTTATAGGATTTGCGATTGCATCAGGAGGAGCTGGCTTTGCTATAGGAGGAGGAAATTTTGGATTTATTGCTACAGGAGGTGCAAATGCTAGTGCCTTCGCAGCACTTGCTGGAAATATTGGTGTAGGTCTTACTTTGATGGGTGTAAGTCAATTATTATTTCCACAAGAGTTACCTAAAGATTTTAATGATGAGCAAGATCCTAGAATATCATTTAGTTTTTCTGGAGTACAAAATACAAGTAGGGCTGGAACTAGCCATCCTATAGTTTATGGGGAAATAATAACTGGCTCAGTTGTAATATCAGCAGGTGTTGATACTAATCAGGTATCAGCATGACAAATAAAATTATTAAGGGATCAGGAGGAGCACCACCTACACCACCACCCCCATATAGAGCACCAGACACTTTAAACAGTAGACAGTTCGCATCAATACAAGATTTGCTTTCAGAGGGTGAAATAGAGGGTTTTGCTACTCCATCAAAAGCAGGATTAACGAAAGGAACTACAGCTTATAACAATTCATCATTGAAAGATATTTTTTTAGATGACACTCCTATTCTTAATTCAACCGCTAGTAATACAAATCCACAAACAGCAGATTTTAACTTTCAAAATGTAGGTTTTACACCTCGTTTTGGAACTGCTAACCAAACTCATATACCAGGTATAGAAGGTAGTCAGTCAACTTCTGCTGTTGGTGTTACAGTTACAAATTCATCTCCAGTTACTCGTCAAATAACAAATACTGCTGTTGACGCTGCAAAAATTACAATTACATTTCCGCAACTTCAAAAAGCTACAGATGAAGGTGATTTGCTAGGATCTTCAGTTAATTTAAAAATACAAGTTCAATACAATAGTGGTGGTTTTACTGATGTAATAGACGACACCATTACGGGTAGAACTGCTGATGCGTACCAAAAAGAGTATCGTGTTTCTTTTACTGGTGCTTTTCCTGTTGATATAAGAGTTATAAGAGTTACTGGTGATAGCACTTCTACACAATTAATAGATGCTTTCACATGGACTAGTATTTCTGAGATAGTAGATGATAAGCAGACTTATCCAAATAGTGCATATACAAATCTAAGAATAGATTCTGAACAATTTAGTTCTATACCAAAAAGAGCTTTTCGTATTCGTGGTGTAAAAGTAAGAATACCAGGCGCAGGAGCATCAAATTCTGGTACTCCTACTGTTGATTTACAGACAGGTAGAATCATTTATCCAAATGGTTATATCTTTAATGGAACAATGGGTGCTGCTGTTTGGTGCTCATGCCCCGCAATGATATTGCTTGATTTACTTACAACTGAAAGATATGGATTTGGTACACATATTACAGATAGTAATTTAGATTTATTTAGCTTTGTAGCAGCTAGTAGATATGCAAATGAATTAGTAGATGATGGTTTTAATGGACAAGAAGCTAGATTTAGTTGCAATGTAAATATACAAGGATCTAAAGAAGCATTTGACTTAATAAATGAATTATCTGGAGTTATGAGATGTTTTCCTATTTGGTCTGAGGGGTCTGTAACAATTTCACAGGATAGACCTACTGATTCTAGTTATTTATTCAGCCTTGCAAATGTAGGTGAAGGTGGTTTTAGTTACTCAGGAAGTAGCTTGAAACAAAGACATACAGTAATTAGTGTTAGCTATTTTAATATGGATAGTAGAGAAATAGACTATGAAGTTGTAGAAGATACGTCTGCTCAAAACAAGCTAGGAATAATTAAGAAAGATGTAAAAGCATTTGCCTGTACTTCTCGTGGGCAAGCTGCGAGACTTGGGAAAGCAATACTTTTTAGTGAGCAACATGAAACTGAGGTTGTTAGTTTTACTACATCATTAGATGCGGGAGCAATCGTAAGACCTGGTTCTGTTATTTCTATTAATGATCCAGTTAGGGGTGCATATCGTAGAAGTGGTCGTATTAAATCTGCAACAACTACTTCTATAACAGTTGATAACACTAAAGATCTTGATACATTCTCAGGATCAAATAAAAAATGTAGCGTAATATTACCTGACGGTGAAATAGAAACAAAAAATATACTTGGGGTTGTTAATAATATTATAAGTTTAGACTCTGCCTTATCTGCTACACCGAATGTTAATAGTATTTGGCTTATTGAAAGTTCTAACCTAGAAGCTCAAACTTTTAGAGTTATAACTGTAGAAGAAAAAGATGGTGTTAATTTTACTATTACAGCATTAACATATATTGATGGTAAGTATTCAAATATCGAACAAGGAATAAGTCTTCCAACAAGAAATATATCATTATTAAATTCTCCTAAAGATCCTCCTTCTGGTCTTAGTGTCAAAGAGAGAATTGTTGTTATTAATAATTTGGCTGTAACAAAATTAATTTTATCTTGGGTTTCTGTTACAGGTGTGAGTCAATATCTTGTTCAATATAGATTTAATAATACAAACTGGGTTACTGAAATTGTATTCAGACCTGATTTTGAATTACTTAATACTGAAGCTGGAACTTATGAGTTTAAGGTATTTAGTTATAATGCAACCCTTAAATTATCTTCTACGTCTAGTGACTTAATATTCAATGCTATAGGTAAAACCGAAGCTCCTAGTGATGTACAGGATTTATCAATTGAGCCAGTTAATAATAAACTTATAAGATTAAGATGGAAAGAATCAATTGATCCTGATGTTATTCATGGAGGTAAAGTTTATGTCAGACATTCTAATAAAACTGATGGATCTGGAAGTTTTCAAAATTCTATTGATCTTATAGAAGCACTTGCAGGAAATACAACAGAAGCGGTTTGTCCAAGTATTGAGGGAGAGTATATTCTTAAATTTCGTGATGACCAAGGAAACTTTAGTACTGGAGAAACTTCAGTAATATTAGATTTGCCTGATTTAATTGATAGTCAAAAAGTTTTTGAAGATAGAGAAGATACAGATCCAACAGCTTTTGGTGGTTCTAAAACTAATTTATCTGTAGTTGGAGGAGGTTTAGAATTAACAAATCCGTCTGCTAATTTAACAGGTTCTTATGATTTTGTTTCTACTTTGGATCTCGGTGCAGTCTTTTCTTTAAATCTTGAACGATTAGTTCAAAGTGTTGGATTTACTGTTGGTTTAGCAAATACTATTGATGCTTTAATTCCAACAGGAACATTTTGGGATGATTATGCACAAAATGGTAATTTTGATGGTGCTGCTATAAATGATGTTACTGCATCATTATCAGTAAGGACTACTCAAGATAATCCCTCTTCTGGTTCTCCAACCTATACACAATTTAACACTTTTGCTAATGGTACTTTTAAAGGTAGAGGGTTTCAATTTAGATTAAACGTAAAATCAGAAAATATTGCTCATAATATTTCTATACAGCAATTAGGAATTTCTGCATCTTTTGAATCAAGAACAGAAAGAAGTTATGTATCTGGTGGAACTACATCTACTGCACCTTTATCTTCTGGAACTTCTAATTCTGGATTAAATGTTGTTTTTGGAAAACCGTTTTTTGTTGGTTTTGGAGGTTCTAATACTTTCTTACCTTCTGTGGGCATTACTATACAAGGAGCAAATTTAGGTGAGTACTTTGTTCTTTCAAATGTTAGTGGAACAGGATTTAATATAAAAATATTAGATAATTCTAATAATCCAGTAAATAAACAATTTACTTTCCAGGCTGTCGGGTATGGTAAAGGGGTGTAATATGGAAAAAAAGATTTATTAAATGGCACAAGTAGGTAATAAAAATATTGATAATGCTTCTGGTCAAGTTGTAAGGCTAGATATTCAAAATACTATAGCAGCGGTAGCCTCAAATAATTTTGGATCAAAATCATCTGCTGGAGAAATTCAACCCGCAGAGTTTGTTGCTGATAGTTCAACTAATCCTAAACAGCTTTTAATAAGATCTACAAGTGGTAGCTCTGCGGCTGCAAGTGCAACATTTTTTTCTGTAGGAAATTTAGATGAAGATAATTTAGGTTTACTGCCTAAAGCGGGCGGTACAATGACAGGAAATATTTTGGGGCATGATGGAACAGGTGCAGCATCCCCATCATATTCGTTTGATACCGATACAGACACAGGAATGTATAGAGCAGCTTCTAACACAATCGGTTTTTCTACAGCAGGAGTAGAGAGAGTTTTAATAAGTAATAGTGGTTTAGATTTAAAAGATGCTTTAGCTATTAGATTCCAAGACTCTAGTGGTGCTCCATTTGTTTCTTTGAAAGCTCCTAGTTCTTTATCCTCAAATGTAAATCTTACACTCCCTACAAGTGTAGGCAATGCAGGAGAAGTTTTACAATCTGATGGTAGTGGAGCTTTAAGTTTTGCAGTAATACAAGGTGTTCCAACTGGAGCAGTCTTTTGTATGGCAGTAGCTACTGTTCCTTCTGCTTATTTAGAGTGTAATGGAGCAGCTGTAAGTAGAACAACTTATGCAGCCTTATTTGCAGTTATAGGTACTCAATACGGGTCAGGTAATGGAAGTTCAACATTTAATATACCTGATTTAAGAGGTGAATTTGTAAGAGGTTACGATCATGGAAGAGGTGCTGATTCGGGAAGAAATATTGCAAGCTCACAAACTGGAGATACGGTTTCTCATACACATGCTTATTCAAACAGTAGCTTAACTCTTTCTGGAGGTAATCATGCACACCCAATTAGAAGAATAACATTAAATAATAACAATGGATCTGTAAAC